TACTGTTGTGCGGAGCACTACAAATGCTAAAGGGCACATGGTAGGTGCCTCAGTCTATGACGTTGTATACACAGCGGTAGGGAGAGCGTGGAATACTGCTTACACTTCTGCCCTATCCTCAGCGAGTGTGCGGCTCTGGAGCGGTGACACCTTTGGACAAGACCTTGTTTACAACTACGTTAACGGCCCTATTTATTATTGGGACGCAGTGGCTAACATGTCTGTTACAGGTATTGTCCTAGCCCCCGGAGTCGATATACTAGACCTCGCTGGTGCTGATGGCTACGCGCCCACTGTCGCGATCAGGGTTTTGGTGACTGACGAACGGTACATAGTCGCGCTAGGTTCGCCCGATACCGCTACAGCGGGGACTACCCTTCAAGACCCACTTATGGTTAGTTGGTGCAGTCAAGAACGCCCTGACATCTGGAACCCTGCTGACATCACTAATACAGCAGGCAATCAGCGCTTGACGTATGGAAGCAGAATAATTACTTCTGAGAAGACGCGACAAGAAACCCTGATCTGGACAGACTCCGCGCTGTATTCTATGCGCTATCTGGGGCCACCCTACATTTTCGGGTTCAGCGTAATGTCTAGCGCGGTCTCCATTGCATCTATGAATGCGGTGGCTACGGCGAATGGTGTAACCTACTGGATGGGGTTGGATAAGTTCTATGTGTACACCGGACAGGTAGACACACTGCCTTGCTCACTGCGGCAGTACATATTCGAGGACATCAACAACAATCAGCTAGATCAAGTCTACGCTGGTACCAACGAGCGCTACAATGAAGTCTGGTGGTGTTACCCTTCGCTTGATGCCCTGAATAATGACCGCTACATAGTATACAACTACCTAGAAAGACTGTGGTACTACGGCACTATGCCTCGCACTTCTTGGTACGACTCACATATTAGAACCTATCCTGTCACTACCACTTACGACCTCACTACGGAAACGGGGCGCATGTTCTATCAAGAATACGGTGCAGATGATGGCTCAACTAACCCACCTAGCCCAGTCAATGCGTATATTGAGAGTGCAGACTTTGATCTTGGTGACGGCGGAAATCAGTTCTCGTTTGTAAAGCGCATCATCCCCGACGTAGATTTTATCGGCTCGAACAACACCACGCCATCTGTAACCATGACGTTGCAGGCTAGAAACTTTCCGGGCGTGGGGGTGATTACCAGTCCGATGCAGGATGCCAGCGCGGGTGTACTAGGGGCTAAGGTATCTACACAGGTATACAACTACACTACTCAGTCATGGATAAGGCTAAGAGGCAGGCAGGTCATATTCCGCGTAGAGAGCAATCAGCTCGGGGTGCAGTGGCAGCTAGGCACACCACGCCTTGAAATCCAGCCCGACGGCAAACGGTAATGGCTAACAAAAACAACGTCCCTTCTCCGGTACTACCCATACCTCCGATTGAGTACGACGTTCGGTACATGCAGGCCCTCGTCAGAACCCTCACCTACTTCATGCAGCAGCAGGACAATCCGGGCCTCATTCGTGGTGTGTCCATAGAGCTAGGTAATTCTATAGCCCCCGATCCTGATGTAGTAATAGACACCCTCGCGTACAATTCAAACGTCGTAAAGATCACTATTGCAGCACTACCAACAAGCGCCACAGGTCTTGATCCGGGCCAGATTTGGAATGACTCAGGCACTTTGAAAATAGTCTAGGAACACACATGGCATACACATCTACAGCTAAAGGACTTGCAGCACTAGGTCGCGGTGGAGATAACACCCTGATGCACGTAGGAAAAAACGAGCTAGCGGGTCTTCAGCATGTGCTCGGCAGAGAGCTGACGGTGAATCCAGAGACAGGGTTACTAGAAGCGTTCAGCCTTTCCGATATTCTGGTGCCTCTGGGTATAGGTTTAGCCGCCGCTGCGACAGGTGGCGCTGGTGCGGCTGCTTTGGGCGGTGGAGCGCTGACTTCTACTGCTATAGGCGCGACCACAGGTGGCTTGACGCAAGGCGCTATCAACAAGATGCAGGGTAAAGATTTCGGCGCGGGTTTTGCCGGAGGTGCCCTCACTGGTGGTATAAGCGGCTATGGCGCTGCTGACCTTGCTGGTGGCCCTATGGGGGCGGCGACTCCTGCGGCGCAGCTTCCCGCTCCGGCTAATTTTTCCAATACAGTACCGAGCAATCTTCTAACTAAAGCGGGTGTGCCCGCACCTGCAATGCAGGCTCCCGTAGGGCCGATGTCGCCTGTCACCCCTAAACCCATAGTTCCTACGCCTGAAACCCCCTCTTTCACTGATGCCTTGACTAAGCAAGGCTCAGCTATGTTCAAAAATGCGGGAGACTTGATTAAGCCTATTGGTATGGGAGCAATGCTGGGCAGCGGGATAACTTCTGCTATGAACGAGAGTGCAGTAAACGCACAGAATTTACGGCAGCAAAAGCTAGCGCGGCAGCAAGCTGAGCAAGAGCAACAGGATTACTTTTCTAGCCTCGGGTACCCTCTACAGCCGCTGAGCAACTTAACTTCTCAAAGCCCTAACGAGCAACGCGGTAACACCCTCGATATTATTCGCGGGTATGCAGAAGGAGGCACTACAGACTTACGGCGCATAGTAGGTGGGGTGCCCATCAAGACTTCAATCCCAGCGCAACATATAGACACTTTCGCTAACGCCGATCTAAATAATGAACTGAAGAAATTTCAAGGCATTAAGAGCTTTGCACAAGGCGCGTTGGTTAATGCCACCCCCATGCCTGAAGATGGGATGCACCCTATGTCGATGGTTCCTCAAGCACACCCAAAACTAGGTGCTACACCTGTTAAGCATGAAGTTGTTGGCTATGACGAAGGTGGGTTACTAGATGGCCCCGGCGATGGAATGAGTGACGATATTCCTGCCAGCATAGAAGACAAAGAAGAAGTCCGAGTGGCTGATGGCGAGTTTGTTATTCCGCCCGAGATTGTACGCATGATCGGTGATGGCGATCCAGAGAAAGGGGCTAAGCTGCTAGATCAATTACTGCCTTTGGTTCGTCAAGCTGCACATGGCAAGAAAGAGCAGGTAAGTCAAGATGCTGGTAAACTAGCCGCTCAGAAATTTATGCAGCGTGCTATGAAAGGAAACCCTGATGCAGAATCTACAAAATCAAGCCCTGCCGGATAGTATAGACGCCTTACGCGCACAGATCGACAATGCGCTAGCTGAGGGGGTACTAGGCGCTGTTGAAACTCCTCTGACTCATTATCACACTGACCAGCTCTACGGGCGGCGAATCGTCGTCCCTGCCGGGGCTATCTTCACTACACGAGTACACAAGTCTGACCATATCTCCATAGCACTCAGAGGCCATATCACCATCATCACTGAGTCAGGAGAAGTCAAAGAGGTCAAAGCCCCCGACGCTTTCGTTACCCCCGCTGGCACACAGCGTGCGGTATATGTCCATGAGGAAGTAGAGTTTATGACAGTGCACTATTGCGAAGAAAAAGACCTTGACAAAATTGAAGCCGCTTTAGGATGTACGTCTATGGCTGAGTACGAACAACAAAAACTGTTAGGAGTTGCAGCATGACGCTCGTAGTAAGCCTTGGCGCACTTATACTGCCCGGTTCTTTAACCGCAGCGGGCACTGCGGCAACCACTGCCGGTGCTTTAGGTGCTGCCTCCGCAGGTGCAGGTGTCGGGGCCGCAGGCGGTGCTTTATCTGGGGCTTTAATAGGCGGCACTGCTGGTACTGCTGCGGGGTTATCTAGTCTGGGGGCAGGTATAGCGGGCACTGTCGGCGCAGGTGCCCTAGGCGCAGCAGGTGCGGGGATCAATGAAATGGTGCAGTCTGCCGATGCCGCCGACGCTGCGGCGAAAGCCGATGCCGCTAGAGGCATAGCTAACCAACCCACATTAGCCGCTGGGCTAGCGCCCGCGCAAGCACCTGCCGCAGCAGCCGCAGGGTCACTAGCCGGTATTGGTTCAGAGAAACCCGTTCAAGGTGCAGCAGAGGGAGGCATCATGATGGCTAAAGGAGGCCATGTCCCGTTAAAAGATGGTGCGTACATCATACCAGCAGACGTTGTAAGCGCACTGGGTAATGGGTCTACTAAAGCCGGTGGGCAGTTTCTTCGCCAGCTAATCGAGTCAGTAAAGAGCGAGTCAACCAAACGGCATGGGCTTGGTGCCGTACATAAGCACGCATGAGCCTACAAATACAGGAAGTACCGTTCCATCTAGTCAATCAAGTCTGGCCTGAAGTAGAGGGTTTTATAGATGCCGCACTCCATTATTCCGAAGGTGACTACAGTGTGGCAGACGCTCGGGTTTACGCTACTAATGGTAGTTGGTCTCTTGTTGTTGCCATTGATACTGGCGGGGCAATACACGGTGCGGCATTGGTGTCCTATTTCAATCGGCCTAGTAATCGGGTGGCTTTCGTCACTGCTATTGGTGGCAAGTTAGTATCTAATCGTAGTACGTGGGCGCAGTTTGAGAGTATAATGCGTTCAAATGGAGCTACATATCTGGAAGGCGCAGCTAGAGAGTCTATCGCTCGGTTGTGGTCGCGCTACGGTATGCAGCACAAATATCATATTGTGGGCAAGAGCCTGTAATTTAAGAGGATAAGCTTATGGCTGGTGGCGGCGGTGTACCTGCAAATACTACTTCAACAACTACGGTCAATCAATCACCGTGGCAGAACCCGACTTATCAAGCGCTAGCGCTGGGCACTAATTCCGCGCCGGGGCCGGTAACGAATCTTCTTAGAGAAACAGCGCTTCAGTCTAATGTACTAGCACAAGCTAGAAACAATCCGGCATTGTGGTATGGTCGCGCTAGTATGACGCCACAAGAGTTAGCTACGGCTAACGAAGCGATCAATCCTTCCTTTGCTAGTGACCTACCACAAACTGCGGCGCATGGGGGTGAGATGGAG